TACTTCTATGGCGGTGACAAGCCTGAAAAGCTGAAGTCTAACACCGTTCGTAACGTGATTGCTGTGTGGTATGAAGAAGCAGCCAACTTCAAATCCGCTGAAGTGTTTGACCAAACTAATCCAACCTTCATTCGACAGAAATCACCATGGGTTGATCAGGTTCAAGTCTTCTACACGTATAACCCACCGAAGAATCCATATGACTGGATTAATGAGTGGGTTGATAGCGTTAGAGGAGACAACGATTTTTTCATCGACAAATCAACTTATCTCGATGATGATCTTGGATTCACTGACGAACAGCAGCTTAGACTGATCGACAAGTATAAAGCCAACGACTATGACTACTACCGTTGGCTTTATCTTGGTGAGATTGTCGGACTTGGTACCAACGTCTACAACATGGATCTGTTCCACCTGGTTGATCATATTCCTGATGATGATCCTTTGATTTACCTATTTCTAGCAATGGACAGTGGACATATATCGTCCGCTACGGCATTGCCTGTTGCCGCTGTTACCTCGAAGGGAAATGTAATCGTTCTTGACACCTACTACTACTCACCAGCAAATCAATCCTTAAAGAAGCCGCCAAGCCTCTTATCAAAGGAGATTCACGAATTCCTGACTTCGGTAACCAAGAAATATCGCGGCGCGAAAGTCAAAAACATGACAATCGATTCAGCTGAAGGGGCCATGCGTAACCAGTATTACAGCGATTACCACGTTGCTTGGCATCCAGTACACAAGCTCAAAGAAGCCGATATGATCGACTACGTTCAAAGCCTGCTCGCGCAAGGGCGGGTTTTTGTTTTAGACACTCCAAACAATAAAGTATTCATGGAACAGCATCGACAGTATCAATGGGACGAAAAGTCAATGGAGTCAGACGATCCCAAAGTTATCAAAGAAAACGACCATACAGTAGACGCATTCAAATACATGGTTCTTGACAATGCTCGAATTCTTGGGCTTAAACGCTAAGAAGGTGATGCTTTGAACTTAATCAATACAATCAAAAATCTATTCAGGAAAGGAGGCGCAGCATTGGGAGTTGTACAAAGTCTTGGGCAAATTACCGATCACCCAAAAATAAGTGTAGATCCAAAAGAGTATGACCGTATTGCACTAGATAAACGTTACTTTGAAGGCAAATTTCGTAAGATTGAGTTCAGAAACACGTATGGCGATCTTAAAAAGCGGCCTTATGTCACTTTAAACATGATGCAAGTTATCTGCCGACGGTTGGCCTCGCTTTTATACAATGAGCAAAGCAAGATTACGATTGAAACTCGCCCCGAGAAAACTGACGAGTCCGGAAATACGGTCGATTATAAAGCTCCGGATAAAGCAGATAAGTTTATTCATGAAGTTCTAGAAGACAATGACTTCAATAAGAACTTTGAGCGCTATCTTGAGTCATGTTTGGCACTCGGCGGTATTGCAATTCGGCCTTATGTTGACTACAGCACGAAGAAAATCAAGTTGGCATGGGTTCAGGCTCCTAGTTTCTACCCACTTCGGTCTAATACGAATGACGTTAGCAATGCAGCTATTGCAACGAGAACTGTAAGAACTGAAGGAAAGCAAACGGTGTATTATACGTTGCTTGAGTTCCACGAATGGAGCGAAAACGAGTACACCATTACAAACGAGCTTTATAGGTCGGAGACTTCGGATACTGTTGGCATCAAGGCAGATTTATCCATGCTGTACCCCGACTTGCCACCGTTGGTTAATCTGGATACGTCTGTGTTTACGCGTCCGTTATTCGTTTATCTGAAGCCGGCCGGATTCAACAATCGAAACATCACCAGTCCGTTAGGAATCGGTGTTTGCGACAATGCGCTGAACACTCTCAAACAGTTGAATGATGCATATGATCAATTTAACTGGGAAGTTAAGATGGGCCAGCGACGAGTAGCCGTCGCCGATAGTATGACGGAGATCACATTCGGGCGGGAAGGCCAGAAGGAACCCAAACAAGTATTTGACCCTGACCAGAATGTCTTTCTGTCAGTTCAAGGCGGTGGCATGGACGATAAAACAGTCCAAGATTTAACGACCCCTATCAGATCGCAAGATTACGTCGCATCTTTAAACCACTTTCTTAAAACGCTTGAGATGCAAGTTGGTTTGTCTTCCGGCACGTTCTCGTTCGATACCGCCGGTAACATCCAAAACAAAACAGCGACCGAAGTTGTTAGCGAAAACAGTATGACGTACCAGACTCGCAATAGTCATCTGACAATGGTTGAACGTGCAGTACAAGAGCTGTGTGTTTCTATCTGTGAGCTTGCCAGTGGAACGGTCATTAATGGATCAGCATTATACAGTGGGCCAATTCCAACGATTGACCAAGTGACTGTTGATTTTGACGATGGTGTTTTCACTGATAAGTCCGCAAGCCTTGATTACTGGATTAAAGCCAATGCTGCGGGGCTCGTTCCAAAGCGTGTTGCCATTGCTAGAGCGCTTGATGTTCCAGACGATGTAGCAGAGCAGTATGCTGCCGAGGTTTCGCAGGAAAGCCCAGAGCCGGTTGCTCCTCAAGACAGCCAGTCGGGTTTATTTGATGGAGACGGTGATAGCTAATGTCTAAAGTGACTCCGCATCAATTGACAATCGCACAGGCTTCTATTGGTGATATCTACGCATCACTAGAGCAAACGCTGTTCGAGATGTTCATTGACAGATTAACCAACCACGGAGCGTTTCCGCTTGACGAGGATCACATGCTCCAATGGCAAGCAGAGCAACTTAATAAGCTCCATTTGGTCAATGAATCTACAATCGAGGAAGTAAGCAAAGCTACAGGAATTGCCCAAGCCAAACTAGTGGCCTTGTTCAAAGATTTCGGGATTGCGATTGCAAATGATGAATATAGTCGCTTGGCAAAAGACACTGGTAAGAATATTTCGCCGGGTACTGACGTTGATCAGTTGCTTAATGGCTATTTGAAGCAGACCTTCCTTGATCTCAACAACAACGTCAATCAGACGCTAATTACCACGAATTACGGCGAGAATGCCGCTATGCGCACTTATCAGCAGATTGTCAAGGAAACTACCGCACAAGTGATTACTGGGCTTAAAACGCCAGCCAGAGCATTAGCCGACACCATCTATAAATGGCGAGATCAGGGCATTCAAACTGTGCTAACGGATAAAGGAACACATGCTTGGTCACTTGAAAGCTATGCCCGAATGGTGATTACTAACACAAGCGGCAGAGCCTTTCAGGCAGTCAGAGATCAAGCGGCTGATGACTATGGGATTGATACGTTTGTCATGTCTAGCCACCCAGCTAGTCGTGCTGCGTGTGCACCAATTCAAGGGAAGACGGTGACAACCCGCTATCAGTCGTTCCGATCTGAAATTAGTGGTGAATGGTTCGAATCGCTTTTCAATCATGGCTATGGTGAACCCGGTGGAACATTCGGCATCAACTGTCATCACCAAAAATGGGCTTATGTACCCGGCGCAAATACCAATAGCCAATCGCAATTTGATCCTAACGAAGCCATTCGTAATGGTAATGTGCAGGCCAAACAACGCGAATTGGAGCGAAGGGTGCGCAAGTACAAAGCCGATGCGGACCTAGCCAAAAAGCTGGGCGATGCAGATGGCCAGCAACATTACAAGCAATTAATAAGCAACAATCAATCCGCCCTGCGACAAATCGTCAAAGATCACGACTTCTTGTCTCGGGACTATTCAAGAGAAAAAGTGTTTTCGTAGGAGGATGAAATGCAATTACCAAAATTGGTGTTAATTGATGATATCGAGTACAAGGTTGAGGAGGTCAGTAAAAAAGAGCTTCAGCTAACTAGCGAAGACTTAAAAGGCGATTACTGGGGCGATACGCGTTATAAGAAAGCTAGTATCCGTATATGTGAAGGTATGGCTGAGGACGAGGCCAAAATCACTTTAGCACATGAGATTATCCACGCAATCCTGCATGAGCGAGGGTTCGACCAGCAAAACAATGACGAGGCAATGGTTGACGGATTGGCACACGCATTACGCATGCTGGCAAAGCAGAACCCTGAGCTGATCAAGGAGGTATTGTCATGAAATATAGCAAGAAGCCGGTTGAAATTGAAGCTGTTCGGTTTGCTGACGATCCAGAAACACTAATTAAGATCAATGATGTTCTTGGATTAGACCCTGTTAGGGTGTCATATAAAGACCCAGATAATCCAGTTTTGAAGATTCCAACACTTGAAGGCACGATGACCGCTAAAGTTGGCGATTACATTATCAAAGGCGTTCACGGTGAATTTTATCCGTGCAAGCCTGACATTTTTGAAGAAACATACGAACCATCAGGTGCTCAGGTAGATGGTAAATTGCTTGCTAAAGAACTGGGCAAACCGATTAAAAACGAGCTTGATAAACGATCTAGGTATGCACAACGTCGCAAAGGATTTTTGTAAGCCGCAGTTAGCAGATATTTTTATGCCACTCGACCTAAGCATGTCGTAAAACTGCTGTTTGTTTTACCCAATTCGCGGTCGTACCGCGTCAAAAACACGTAAGGGAGAGATTGTATTGAAACGCGAAGAATTAAAAGGATTAGGTCTGTCTGATGAGCAAGTTGACAAGGTTATGGGAATCCATGGGGCCGATGTGAACGATTTAAAGGGTCAGGTG